TGGCGGTGCCACCCGAACCAACAGCCGACGCTCCCAGTTTGGGTATCACAACACCATGGCCCGCTATGACACCAGGTTCTGATGACCGCACCCCGACGGTACGCGGTGTCCGAGCCGGCCGGTCTGCTGCTGCGCATCATCGCGGTGGCCGCCACCATCGCCATGCTGGTGGCCGGGTTCCTGTGCATCGACCATGTGACCACTGCCCGGGTGGCGACCGGTCTGATCGCCGGGGCGGTCGCCCTCGCCTGCCTCATCATCGTCTGACTCAGCGCTTCGCGCGGGATGGGGGGCCATTTTTTGGGGTGAAGGCGGCCGAACACCCCGCACACAATCGTTTTTTGTGCCCTATGAGCCAGGTATGTCCGGTTTGGGGCGGGTTCGGGCGGGCTGGTGAGTGAACGCCGCCGGTTGGGCCGGGCTGAGGCCAGTTTGGAACGGGAGCTGCTGGAGCGCCGGGACATCGGCCCGGCCATGCGCGGCCAGCTGCGAGCCCAGTCCCGGGCGGTGGATGTGGCCGAGGCCCGGGCCGACCCGGAGGCGGTGAGCGTCGCCAACCGTGTCTACCTCGACTCGCTCAACACCGCCGGGCTCACACCGCAAGGGGCGAAACCGGTCGACGCCGTCGACGCCTTCTTGGCCGGACTCCTGCGGGCCACCCCCGGCGCTGGCGACACCCCGAACGACTAGCCGGGCCACCTTCGGGCCGGGGGTGGCGGCCCTGTCGGAGGCGTTCGCCAAGCCGTTCATGCCCTGGCAGCAGTATGTGGCCGATGTGGCGCTCGAGGTCGACGAGGAGGGCCGGTTCGCCTACCAGCTGGTGGTGGTGACGGTGCCCCGCCAGTCGGGGAAAACGTCGCTGTTCGGGACGGTGATGGACCACCGGGCCCTGGCGGTACCCCGGGGCCGAGTGTGGTTCACCCAGCAGTCCGGCAAACATGCGGTGGATTGGCTGATCAACGAGCACTGGCCGCTGCTGGCCCCGTTCGTGCCGAAAGTCCATCTGCGGCGGGCGGCCGGCTCGGAGCACATCAAATGGCTGCCGTCGGGGGGGCTGATCCGGCCGTTCCCGCCGACCCCGGACGGCTTGCACGGCAAGGTGAGCGATCTGGTGGTGGTGGACGAGCCGTGGGCGTTCGACCTGGTGCGGGGTCAGCAGCTGGATCAGGCGATTATTCCGACGATGGCGACCCGGCCGAACGCCCAAACCTGGAAGGTGTCGACGGCGGGGGATGCCAGCTCGACGTGGTGGCTGGGGACGGTCGAGGCCGGCCGGGCGGCGGTGAACGCCGGGCGGACGTCGGGGATCGCCTACTTCGAATGGTCCTGCCCCAGCGAGCTGGACCCGGTCGATCCGGTCTCATGGCCGTTGTACCATCCGGCGTACGGGCTGACCATAGGCCCGGAGGCCATGCAGTCGGCGTTGGACCAGTTCGGCCCCGACGAATTCGCCCGGGCCTATGGCAACCGGTGGGTATCGACCCTGGAGCGGGTTATACCGTTGGCGGCGTGGCGGGCCGCCCTCGAGGCGGACCCGGTGCTGCCGGAGCCGGGCGGGGTGGCGCTCGGCTTCGACGTGGCCGGCGATAGGAGCGACGGGGCGATCGTGGCCGCCTGGCGGGACGGGACCGGGGTGGCGCACATCGAGGTGGCCGACCAGGGGCCCGGGGTCGGCTGGCTGGTGGGCCGGCTGGGGGAGCTGGTGGACCGGTGGCGGCCGCGGGCGGTGGTGTATGACACGAACGGTCCGGCTATCGACGTGGCCGACGCCGCCACCCGGGCCGGCCTCGAGGTGGAGGGGCTGAAGACGAAGGAGTACGTGGCGGCCTGCCTGGGGTTCCTGGAAGCCCTTGTAAGCGATCCTCCCGGCCTGCGGTACCGGCAGCACCCGGCGTTGGATTCGGCGGCGAACGACGCCGTACGGCGGGCTGTGGGCGAAGCGTGGGGTTGGGGGCGGCGCCAGTCGGCCGGGTCGCTGGCGTCTTTGACGGCGGCGACGGTGGCGGTGTGGGGTTTCGATCACGCCCCCGGGCCCGTGGGCGACTTCCGTATCTACTGATAGTTATCCGTAAAACCTGTGAATAACTGCACTAGCGTTGGGTTGCGGTGTCGATGGTCTGGTCGCGTAACCCTGGCCCGTGGTCGGTGGGGCGGCCGTCGTCGGGGGCGCCGTCGTTGCGGTTCGCGCCGCCGGACGGCACGAACGCCATGGTCGGCCCGTTCGTGTGGGATGCCACCTCGGCCCGCCAGATCCCGGCGGTGGCCCGCTGCCTGCAGATCTATTCGGGTTTGGTCCGCCAGATGCGGATGGACGCCTACCGGGGGGACATGAAACTGCCCCGGCCGCGGCTGCTGGAACGGCCGGACCCGCTGAACGCCGGCTCCTGGTTTGTGGGGGTGTCGATCGAGGACTATCTGCTGTCCGGTAACGCGGTGTCGCTGGTCACGGCCCGGGGGGTGGACGGGTGGCCGTTGACGGTCCAGTACCTGCCGATCAACTATGTGTACATCGTGTGGGTGCCCGGCCAGGCGCTGCCGGATTACTACTTTTGGGGTCAGCCGCTGCCGGTCGAGGATGTGATCCACGTGAAACGGGGCGCCGACCGGTGGTTCGGGGCGGTGCGGGGGGTCGGGATTGTCGAGGAGGCGATGGGCACCCTGGACCGGGTAGCCATGGAAGAGGTGTACGAGTCGACCACGTTGGCCGGCGCCGCGGTGCCGTCGGTGGCGATCATCACCCCGAACGCCACCCTGACCCAGGAGGTGGCCGACCAGGCGGCCGACAACTGGGACGTGAAGTATGGCGGCCCGAACCGCCGGCCGGCCATCCTGCCGAACGGCACGCAGGTGATCCCACTGGCGTGGAGCCCGAGCGACACGCAGCTGATCGAGGCCCGGCACATGTCACTGACCGACACCGCCAACCTTTTCAACCTGGACGGCTACTGGCTGGGGGCGCCGGTGTCGGGCATGACCTACCGGACCGCCAGCCCCCAATACCAGCAGGTTTTGCGGACGTCGCTGGCGCCGGTTTTGGCCGACTTCGAGGACGTCTGGTCGTACGGGTGGCTGCCCCGCGGCCAGACGATACGTTTCGACCGCACCCAGCTCTTGTCGGACGATCTGACCGTCACCTCGAACGCCATGGTCGCCGTCTACGGGGCCGGGATCCTGACATTGGACGAGGCGCGGGCCGGGATGAGCCTGCCGCCCACCGACGAGGAGACCGGCCCGCCGCCCCCACCGCCGCCGGTCGTGGTGGCGCCGCCCGCCGCCGATCAGCCCGCCCCCGAGGAGGTGCCGGCCAAATGACCGAACCCGAACTCCGCGACTTCACCGCGGTCATGTCGTTGCGTGACACCCAGGCGGTAGGCCGCCCCTACCGGTACCTGGAGGGCCGGGCCGTGCCCTACGACGAGTGGGCGCCGGTGCGCACCCAGTTCGGCGGTTTCCTCGAACGGCATCAGCACGGGTCGTTCAAACGGTCGACGAGCCCGTCCCGGCCGGCCGGGCAGCGGCTGCCGCTGCTGTTGTTCCACGACAACCGGTCGTTCCCGATCGGCCACGCCGAATCGTGGTCGCATCCCGCCGACGGCCTGCACGGGGTGTGGAAGTTGAACGAGTCGGCGGAGGCGCAGCGGGCCGGGCGGGCGGCCGAGGCCGGCGACCTGGTCGGCCTGTCGATCGGGTTCGCCGACGCCGGCACCCCGGCCTGGGAGGACGGCGACCCGTTCTCTGATAACCCCGACGAGCTGCCCCGTGTCACCCGGCTGGAGTCGCGGCTGATCGAGGTGTCCATGACGCCCACCCCGGCGTTCGCGGCCGCCGAGGTGACCATGGTCCGCTCGGCGTGGCGGCCGCCGACCCCGCCGGAGCGCGAGGTGGACCGCTGGCGGCGCATCGCCGACGAGTGGCGCGCCAAAGAGATACGCTCCCGGTAGCGACGCACGCGGCCGACCCCGCCCGTCCCCCGGCGACCACCCGGGCCCTAGGCCCCCTGGCCGCCCCGGACGCTGGCCCGTCGGGCAGCCCCGCCAGCTGACCCCGACAATCGCGGAGGAAAAACCGATGAACCCTGTACTGGATCGTCTGCGGGCCCAGCGGGCCGAGCAGATGGCGGCCATGGACGCTGTGCTGTCCCAGGTGTCCGACGACCGGGACCTGGTCGACGCCGAGAAGTCGCTTTTGACGGCCACCCAGCAGCGGCTGGCCGAGATCGACGCCCAGATCAAACCGTTGGCCGACTACGAGCAGATGCGCGCCGCCCATGAGGCCGCCTCCGCCGCTTTGCCGCAACCCCGACCGGACCGGCTGCCGGCCGAGGCCCGCCGCGGTGACGGCGGCGAACGCAACATCCAGTACCGGTCGGCCGGCGAGTTCCTGGCCGACTATGTCCGGGCCCGGGGTTTCGCCGACCACCAGCCCGACCCCCAGGCCCAGACGAGGGTGGCGGCCGCCTACCAGGCCCGGGTCATGTCCGACCAGAAAACGACCGACACCCCCGGTCTGCTGCCCACGCTGATCGTCGGCCAGGTCGTCGATCTGATCGACGCCAACCGGCCGCTGATCGGATCGTTGGGCGGCGCCAAAGCGTTGGGCAACATTCCGGGTACCAGTTTCAACCGGCCGAAGATCACCCAGCATGTGACGGTCGGCCAGCAGACCGCCGGCGCCAACGAAAAAACGCAGCTGTCATCCCAGAAAATGACGATCAGCCCGGTCAGTTTCACCAAAACGACCTACGGGGGCACGGTCGACATCTCCCGCCAGGACATCGACTGGACCAGCCCGGGGGCGTGGGACATTCTGGTCCGCGACCTGGCCAACGTGTACGCCGTGCAGACCGAAACCGCGGCAGCCGCGGCGTTCAAGTCGGCGGCCACGGCCACCGAGGTAGTGGTCGCCTCCAACGACCTGAA